GGTGCTGCTGCCAATGCGCCCGATGATGATGGCGTTGATCTTTGGGCAGATCATCAGTTGCCCAATAGCCTTATGATCCTGGCTGATGTTGGTTCCGTTGGTTCCAGTGGTACATTGGATCTGATCATTCAGGATTCACCGGATCAGACCACCTGGGATGAAGATTTTCTTACGGTAGATCAAATCACTGAAGCAGGTCTTTATCTCGTTGAGGTGTATGATCCCAATCGTTATATCAGGGTCAATGTTGATGTGTCAGTTGATGCTGTTGTTTGGTCTTGTTTGTTTATGACCTTTGAGAATCAGCGCAGGCCGGTAACTCAGGTGGGTACTACGGCTACACTCACTTATGGTACGGGGCGTAAACCCAAGGTATCAGCAACTTAAAATTCTGGTATAATACATAGTAAAACCGGAATCAGTAAATAGAAAGGGGTAGATATTCCGGTATCTATCCCTTTTTTTTAGAAAGGTGGTTAATTATGAAAAAAACATATAAGTTAATAGATCGGGGTTTAATAAGAAGCTTTGGGGGAACTAAAATTTCTTTGGAAGAAACGGTGGGAAATCGTTTTGTTAAAGCGGGTAAGGCGATTGGTTTAGTGAGTTCTGATGAGAAAAAATCACTTCATTTTCCGCCTAATCATAAAGCAATTTTTCGTTCTCCTGAAGAAAAGGCATTTGCAGATTTAGGGAATAATATAGATGTTAAATATCCTGGGCCTAAAGATAAATTATTTCCTCATATAGATAAATAAGGGGTAAGTGATGGCTTTAAATAAAAATGCATTAATAGATACTACATATTATTTTCAAATGGCAGCAGATGATGATGATATACTTGAAGATGAAAAACTGAAAAATATGGTTGAAGATTTAATTAATGCTGTATCTACTCAATTTGAAAAATTTTGTAATCGTATTTTGGTGGAAAGAACATTTACTCATGATGTATCTGATGTTGATAATTACGATGCTAATCTTCTTCATTACTGCATCTTTGATGCCCCTAAATTAGCTTCTTTTTATTTTCCTACTTATCCTGTATCAGAAATAACTGAAGTTGAAATAAGTGGAACAACAATTTCAGCAGCAGCATCAAATGATTATGATGCTTCTGAAGGTTATATATTATATAATTCTCCTGGTAGGATTATTTATAGTCCGGGTTTTGATTTTCCATATCTTAAAAATTTAAAAGTAATTTGGAGGGGTGGGTATAATGATACTCATCCTGAATTAGCCGATCTTAAATATCTTTGTTTTATGGCAATTAAAAATTATGTGAATGCTCCAGAAAACACAGCATTGGAATCAGAACGTATGGGGAATTATGCGTATAAAACAATAAGTCCTGTGTTTCAAAAAGAATTAAGAGGCTATTCACCTCAGATATTTGAAAATTTAAATAAGTATCGAAAGGCGGCTTTTGCATGAGTTATACAGGTTTATTGGCGCATAGATGTGATATTCATAGAGTATCTTCAGGTGGATCAACCACTCATGGATATACTACTCCTAAAACCTATAGTGTTTTAAAGGAACGTGCGAGATGTAGAATTCAAAATCTTTTTGAAAGTTCGGCTGGATTAAGAATTTTATCTTCAGGTGTTACAGCAGAAAATGATTATTTGGGATTTTTTGGAAAAAATGAAGATATCCAAAAAGGTGATAAAGTTATTTGGAATGGTTTAGAGCTTTTTGTAAAACCTGTTGCTCCTATATCTGATAGTACAAAAATTCATCATAAAGAAGTTTATATGGGATTGTCTGAGACTTAATTATGTCCGGTTTATTTCATGAACAAGTAAAAAGAGAAGTTATTAATTTGCGTAGAGTGGTAAAGGGAAGTAAATTAGGCAAACTTATAACTGAAAGTGTTTTAATTCCTATATTAGAACAGATAGATCCTATAGTTGATGAAATTCTTGATTGGGTAGGGTGGTATCTTCAACAGGAAATAAGAGAAGTTCTTACAACTGCTTTACCTTCTGATTTTGTTTATACAGTTTATTTTGTAGATGAAGGAGCTTATCAAAAATATACAAAGATTGGTGAATATAGGTCATCAAAAAGAGGTGGACCGCCAATATCTGAAAATATAGATGATCCTGAAATACCGCAAAGTGGTACTTTACTTAAATCAATTACTTACCAAATAAGAGGTAGTAGTGTTGTATTAGGAATTGAAGATAATCCGACTCCTTATAATGTTTGGTATAATAAAGATTGGCCTGGAAAATTATTTGTTAGCAAAGGTGAGGGAAGATCAGCTTCAGTTTATGGGGCAATATTAGATAGTCCTAAGTATGCCCATTACCGACCATATTTTAATTCAACTATTCGTCAAATGAAAGGTAAATTAAAAAAACAATTTAGAGAATATTTTAAAAGAGAAATTAATAAAGTAACAAGAAGAACCTCAGTCAAAAGAGCCATTGAAATTCATTTTAGATGGATAGAGAGTTAATATGATTGAAACTGATGAGTATCTTGTACAAAAAGCCATAAACGATGCAACATTGATTTCATTGATGGGAATTACTGCAAATGATAAAAGAATTTATGCGTGGTATCCCACAATTGATGTAATATATGAAAGTTCCTATCCTTGTGCTGTCACCTATCGTAAATCGATCAGGGATAGAGGAGCAGAATGGTCTTATCCTAATCAATTTCCAAATATATTCTATTATTTACGCACATTGTCAATTGATCAATTAGTACTTGGTCAAGTTACCGAAAGGCTAACTGATTTATTTGACGAAACGTATAAAGATTATACTACTTCTTGGATAATTGGTAAGATAAATTTAAATTCTGTTATGGATGCTCCAACAGAAGGTGATGCTGGAAATCCAATTTTTGTTAAAGTTGTTTCCTTTAGTTTCAGTAATATTTTTAAGCGATAAAAATAAGGGCTGTTAAAGTGGATACGTATAATTACCGAATGGTTCGAGTGGTATGTGAAGGAAAAATTAAATGCTGCAAATTTTGTGATGCTTTAGATTATAATAAAAAACATGAGGGGTTTTGTATTAAATGTGGAAGACCTCTTGATAGGAAACCAGGGGTGGAATGTAAATTTATAGTCGGTTATGTAGATCAAGCATATAAGCAGCAGCAGAAGGTTCATTTTAGATGTCGAATGTGTTCAACAATAACAACTTTATAACTTATACCAGGAGGAATTAAACTATGGCGACTTATCCACTTGTATTTGATTCGGACAACATTTCCATTGGCCCCTGTTATGTATTCTTTGGTGGTGTGCATGTAGGACATACCTATGGTGGTGTTACCGTTTCAATTACCCAAAATACGTATGAGTTGAAATCCGATCAATACGGGGAAACTCCTTTAAGGGTTTTGGATGCTGGTCTGGTCCTTGAGGCAACGGTTAACATGACTGAAAGTACCTTTGCTAACCTCAAACTGCTTTTTGCTTCAGCAGTAGATGAAACAACACATCTCACCTTTGGTAAGCCTGTTGGTGAGCTTGTCACAACTGGTGAGCTTATCCTTGAACCAATTGACGGTTCGGAAATCTATCAAGTTTACAATGCTGCACCGAACGTTGGTGGAGCAGTTGAGATCGCCTTTACCACCGATAATCAGCGAGTCTATGCTTGTCGTTTCATGGGTTTGATTGATGACAGTAGAGATTCAGGTGATCAGTTGTTCAGGATTGGTGGAATATCTGGACCCTAATTAGGTTTGGGGATTTTCATTTATTGAAAAGAAGGGGGTCTATGTTATTTGCATCTAACCTTTAATCGGGAAAAATAGTGCGGTAATAATAGATCCCTTTCTTATATAAAAATGGATTATTAAATAATGGAATGTAATGGATGTACTCTTTGTTGTAAGTTAACAGCAATTCCTTGTATGGATTCTCCTCCTGGGGATTGGTGTAGACATTGTATCATTGGTAAAGGTTGTAATATATGGAATACTGATATTTATCCTAATGATTGTAAAATTTATGAATGCTCATATAAACAAAGTAAATGTTCAACAGATTTAAGACCTGATAAAATTAAAATGCTTTTTGAAAAAGTTTCTGATGATATATTTTTTGGTTCAAGACATCCTGATTATGATTTAACTGATATTGCTAAAAAACAAATAGGGTCTTTTGTTAAGCAGGGATTTTCTATTGTGATTAGTGACTATATAAATAAATCTCCAAATCTCTATTTAGCAAAAGGTCATATTGCAGAACAAGTTAAAAAAACAATAATAGTAAGGGCAAGGCAAGCATATGACAGCACCATCATACACAACTGATTTAGTATTAATGACTAATGCTGAAAGTGGTACATGGACAGAATTTGCAAGTCCATATCATTCAGGTGGTAGTCCAGATAATAGTGAAACTGACTTTTTTATTCAAGGTCAAGGATG